CACCCAACCAAAATTACATACAAACGTCGTCATAATGGACGTTTGCGGCTCTGCGAATGTTAGCAAGTTCGCTGGAGTTTTCTTTCTTTTCAAACAGTTTTTTAATAAATTTAATCATCTCTGGTACCTAATATGGTACACCGTACGAGATTCGAACTCGTGTTGCCGGCGTGAAAGGCTGGTGTCCTAACCACTAGACGAACGGTGCAAAGTCTATATTTATTCCTCAAGTGTTAAAATTGGCTGGGGTACAAGGACTCGAACCTCGAATGACAGAATCAAAATCTGTAGTGTTACCATTACACTATACCCCAATATTATATAACATATTATACACTAAGTCTACTATTTGTCAATCTTAACGGAATTTACCCGTATATAAGCAAATGCTTATATATCTCCCTCAATACTGTCTAAAAATTTAATAAGTCTAGGGTCTAAAAAGTTATGGTAGTCTCGATTTAATACTTTATCCATCAATACTGTATAATTTTTAAATCTTCGCTGATTGTATAATTTTGTTTCAGCGTCAACTGGATTATCTTCTATGTAATTTTTTAATCGCGATAGAATATATTCGTTATTACTCTTTTGTATCTCGGTTGTAGCAGAATTTATTTTATCTTGATAAAAGTTTAGAGCGTCGTTAAGTAATTCATCAGGAAGCCATTTGGGGTGCAAAGGAGAATCATCATTGTACAATTCGAAGGTTAAATGTGTTTTATCCATGTTTACAATTGGCGCTAACTTAGAATTCAAGTTGTCATAATCAAATAAATTGTAAGACATAACAACAACTGGTATATTTGTAAAACACCTGATTTTTCCGCTATTCATATAGTCCTTTAATGTGTGTAGTCGTTCTAATAATTTACTATATTGGAACGGTGCTCTTATGTATTCATATGTACCTTCTGTGCCGTCTATACTTATTAAAAATCTAACATGACGGAAATGCTGTAATAAATCCATTATATCCGTTACAAACTTTGTGCCATTTGTAGTTATCTCTAATGCAATATGTTCCGCATGGCCTGTTTCAATTGCATGTTTCAGTAAATCTACAAACTGACTACTAACAAATGGCTCTCCACCTGTACATTGTATTTCTCGTAATTGTGGTATAAGTGATTTTACTTCTTCGTAGAGTTCTTGCGGGAAAGAGTCGGCTGACAAATTGCGACTGTGGATAAGATGGTCAGATCCGTGAAATAAGCTTGTTTCTTGTTTTTCGAGCGCCCAGTCCTTGGACTTTTCTACCTCTGCTACGAATACCCAATCAGTTTTTAAATTATGTTTTACTAAGTAGTCATGTATTTTATGATCTAACGTTTTCCACATATCACTACTTCCAGAATTACACATTAAACAATGTAAATTACATTTATTAGAAAATTTTAAATCTATTGATCTAACTTGTAGATCAGTGGATACAAAGTCAGGGTTAAAATCCATAATGCCTTTAAATGCATCTTCTTCAGCAAAATAAAACCAATTCCCAAACTGCCGTTTACTTGTGATATGTTTTTCTTGCAGCCAGCAATAATCACAAACCGAAGGTTTTTCACCATTTAATAACTTTGCTCGTAACTCTTGCATTGGTTTACTGTGAAATGCTTCCTCAATTCCTAAACCGTATGGGACAACTTTTTCATTTAAAAACTCCTGCGTATACTGCTTTGCCCACTTAGATTCCCCATCCGCATTAACATAAAAATATTCGGACGCGCTACAGCAAGGTCCGTAGGTCCCCGAATTATGTGTAACTAAATGAATAAAAGGAAAAGCGCAAAATGTATCAGAAGGATATTTAGACATACTGGTATTTACCAAGAAGAATATTAACTATTTTCTTTCTTATCTTCGGCAATTATTTTCATAAATTTCAAAAACTGCTCAGGATATTTTTCAGAAACATGCGTTAGCATCTTAGATGGGGTTAATCCGCCGATGCGATCTTTAATAACTTTGTCGTTATCATAGTCTAGAATTGCAGTAGCACGATTTAAAAACTTATTTGTAACTTTATTTAGAAAGTAAACTTCTTCTTGCATATACCAACTGCCGTCTAAGCCAAAATTCTTTGCTTCGGTTCTTGCACCTTCTCCTGGACGATACACGTGAACAAATATAATAAAATGTTTTCCTCTCATACCCAGCACCATGGTAATACTCTTTTAGAATTTGTATTTCGTTTATTGTCTAATTTTTCTAAGTATACTTTCATTTTTTCGTTGTTTTCTCTATTGTATTGGTAATTGTTAATTAATAACTCACACCAATTTTTATCTCTAGTAGAAATTGTACTTTGTTCTAACAGTTCTTTAAACTTGATAATTATCTCTGGTTTTAAACTATTAATGCTTAGTAAATCTGGTTCTACACATTCGCCTAATATTATGCTACTGTTCTTATATTTAGTTGTAAAATTAATTATATTAACTATGTCTAATAAATTTAATGCAGAAACCGTAGTATTAAAATAAATTTTATCAGGAAAACTATTATATAATAACTCGATGTTTAAACAATACGCATCCCAGTCTGTTGGGTACCTAATAATATCGTTTACATTTTCAACACCATCGATACTAATTGTAATGCGAACATCCATAAATTGTTGTAATAATACAATTAACTCACTGTTAATGCTTACAGCATTTGTTGTTATTTCTAAATTTATATTTTTTGCAACATCTGCGTTAACTAAATCCTGTAAAAACTTTAGTGCATTCTTCATATAAAAGGGCTCGCCGCCTGCTATAAAGACACGCTTTAGATTATTAGAAAGAGACAGTAATTCTTCCCAATCAGTATATTGCTTTGCTTTGTTGATATGCTCGCGAAGTATGTTTAAATCTTCCTGTGTAGGAAATTGTAAAAATGTACTATTATAAACATCAATATCTTCTCCCCACTTTGAGGAATCCCAAGGATTACACATTATGCATTTTAAGTTACAAGTATTGCTCGGACGCAAATCTAAGTCTTGCACTTCTGATAACAATTCTCCATTGCTGTTTACTTCAAATGTAAAATCTATATAATTGTCCAGTCTACTTAATCTTCTGCTGTATTTCCCGTCGCTTGCTATTTCGTCGGCAATACATCTACTGCACATTTCTGGCAATGCACGATCATTGATAAAATTTTGTCTAAGATCTTTTAAAAATGCATGATTCTTAATACTGCTTATTGTATCTGTGTAAACTTCTTTACTTTCAGTAGTTTCACAGCAAGGTTTTACACGAAAGCCGTCAGGAGTTGCTAAACAATATAATTGTGTAAAAGGATATAAACAAAAGTTTTTATGATTTAAAAAATCATCTTGTGTGAAAGTGTTAGCCATCTACCTATCTATTGGATACTGCTTTCGAATCTTTTCAACCCATTCTGCATTTGGTAACCAACTAGTAGGTCTAGCATGCCAATGCAAATGATCCGGGACAGTATTTTGCGTAGTATCTATATTGTAATTACCTGACCCAAATTCTTTATCGGCAACTGCTCGCAACGCTAATTCCATTTCTGCCCAATCTTTAGGAGGAATTGCCATTGTATGATCATACCATACTATCATTGGGATAAGGCATGTCATACAATCCATTATAATCCATCTAGGATCCGAATCATCGTATACCTTTAAAATAACGTCTAATTTACAAAGTTCACATGTCATATTAAAAAATAAGGGAGCCTCGAGGGCTCCCATCCATTTTTACTTGCCGCCACCTGCGAATGGCAATACTTCCCACCATCCCATTTCTTGGCCCATATAGCCAACTACTACTGCGACTAGTAGAATAATAATAAACTTACCTTTACCTTTCATAATAATCTCCTATGAAGTTCTAGTATAATAGTATTTACCTAATTTTGTGCCAATTAGTAAAAGAAAACTACTAAAACATAGTATATTATCCAGCCTATCATTGCCCATTTAAGCGAACGAATTACAAAACCGGGGCCAAGTAAACCTTCGCCAAGCATTGGCAATTTAAAATTACCAGCGTTAAAATGTACCCAAAATGCACGTTCAAGTTCTTGCCTAACAGTAATAGGTAGTTGTCCTGTGTGTACAAACTTACTCCAAGGGTCGCCTTCAATGCCTACCTGCTTGTGTGCCACTTCATACACTTTTTCAAATGACCAGTGCTCCACATCAGCAATAATGCCAACTAAATCTTTATCACTTATGTGCTTTAAAATTTGCTCTATGTTTGGATCCACTGCTGTCATTGTAATTTCCTTGGATTATTTGACCTAACTCTATACCAAACGTCTTTCTCAAGTTCTCGTTCTGCTTCTATTTTTTCTAGTCTTTCAGTTAAGTCTTGCAAACAGTCACTTATAGCATTTAACTGTGCTACAATATCAGGCGGTAACTTTTCTAATTGTTTTTCTTGTTTTTTCAAAACTGCAATATTGTGTCTATTAACAACACGACTCATTATAGAATCTAACTTTGCATCAACCCAGATACCCATCTTTGTTGTTTTAAACCAGGCATAAAACGACGAACCTATTATTCCAGTTAAAATTGCCCTTAATATAAACAGCCAAAAAATCATTACCGATTAGACGCATCTTGTGTTGCTTGCTGTTGTTGAAACTGTGCGTCCGTATAACTCATTGAGTTAAAGGCTGACTCATATAGTGACAACAAATCTGGATTTAATACGGCTGCTTCGGGCATGCCAAGTGCATTTGCGGCGCCTGCTACTGCATTGCCTAAATCCATAAGAGGTTGCATTGCGGCTTGTATTTGTGCTTGTGCTTGCCCTACAGTTGCAGTTAAAGCAGTTTTTGCTTCGTGCATTGCATCAGTAACACTTTTACCTGCAGGAAATCCAGGTAAAGCAGGCCATGTAATGCCGGTTCCGTCTCCTACTATCCCTGTTGTACCCAATGTATCCTTTTGCCAAAGAATGTCATTTAAATCATCACCTTGTCCTGAATATGGGGTTTTTGATGCAATTTCGTTAATAACATTTAAACTTGTATTAATGTTATTAATGTGCTGGCCAATTGCACCATTTTGTAAAGTTGCAAATGCTTCGTCAATTGACGGCGGGGGAGGTAATCCACATTTTGATGCTACGGCACCTGCCACTGTTGCACAAGCAGTTATCATTTGGGTGTTTGCTGTAATATTTTTTACGGTTTCAATTGCCGCACCTACATCAGATGTAGTGCTCTGCACTTGGTTAACAAGATTTCTAAATCTATCTACCGCTTGCCCTGCTTGTAACACACCGCCCATTTCTTCATTAGGAAAAACATACGCTGTGCCCGAAACATCCGATATTAAAGTAGCAACATCTGTAGCGGTAGAGTCTTCTAGTGCTAATAGTTTCTGCATTGCAGTAACAATAGTACCATTTGCTGTATCCATTGAGCTATTAACAAATCCTTGTAACTTTCCTTCTAACCCTTCGGCGGATGACTGTATTTGTGCCACCATGTCTGTTACGTTAGACACTTCTGTCCATGCTCCGTCAACAAAATTTGTTACCGATGTTGGTATAACTTCTCCTAACATAGAAGCCGCTCCTATTGCCTCTTGATAAGGCTGTGTTTTTTTAACTGCTTCTACTATTTCTGGTGGAATTGATATTGCGTCTGCCAACGCAGCCGCAGTAAATCCGTCCGTGATCACTCGGGTGTTAACTGCAAATACAGAAAACTGTATAGGAATGTTTATAGTAATTCCGCCTAAGCCGGCTGCTGATGCTACAAATCCTGCCATAATATTTTCCTTATGTAACTATACTATTTGCTCTTGCTGACGCAGTTACGATGCCAGTGGTTGCTCTTGTATACTCGTCTGCTACTTCTTTTTGCGATTCGACTACCGCAATTACTTTGCTTTTATCGACAACAATAATTAATTTATCAGCGGCCGCTGTTATCATGTAAGGTGTAAGTGCCGGGCCTTGAGGGCCCATTGCTAAAGAAACTGGACGCTGAAACTCATATGTTGTATCTGTTTCTTCGCCAAGTTTAGCAACAATTTCTTCGCCAGAAATTAATTTTGCACTAATAATATCGCCGCTTTTAAGTGTGTTTATTTTTAACATTTCTATTCCCAATTATCTTCTTCAACAACATATAAACTATATTTGGCTGTTAATTCATCGCCTTTTTTAATATCTTTCACTGTAACTAAGTATTTCACTGGTATCTGATGCCAGAAACCATCTAATACATTACAATTTGGCTTATCGCTGTGATTATAAAAAGCACCAAGTGCTGTTCTTATATATCCGTGTGGAAAGTTTTTATTAGCCACGTGTACTATGCCTAATACTACATTCGCTTTAAAGTTCTTTGTGGCAATAACACCAAGGCCATCAATACCGCTTTTGCCTATTGTGATACCATCAGGTAATGGTCTATACATTTTATGTACTCCTTTGAGTATTATAATATAATAACAAAAAACATCTATGTTGTCAAGACTAGAATCTACGTTGTATAAATTCTATTGTGCCGTCAACACCTCTTTCGTTTTGGTATAACAAGAATCCAAAATAATTCCCGTATGTCGGGCTTGTCGAATCATTGTCTATTAATACAGCACTTGTATGTGCTTCTCCGTACTTTGCAAGATAGTCTGCAACACTTGTACCAACATTATTCACAGCGTTGTCGTACTCTCGTTCAATGACCGGATCTCCACTTGTTGTTACCCGCTTTGCAACTACTACTGCAACCTCAAAAATCTGGGTTGCACCAAATGCCGATACTGCTCCCGATGCTGACATTATATCAACTTCGTTCCATTGATCTAGTACTGTTGCATGACCGTATGTATTCGAACCGTCTGCAAGTAGAGGGAAACTAGCAGAAAATCTGCCATTTCTAACTACATGATAAGTGGCGTTATCAGTAAATGTAACTGTATAGTCAACTTCTAAATTAGTCATAGTAGTTAAATTATACTTCATTACCCCAACTAATGCGTTTGTAGTAGTATACACCGAACCCAATGGACGATAAACTTGTGTACCGTTTACTGGGTTTGTGGAAGAACTACCCGGAGCAGTTGTATCACTTACAGTACGTGTTAGAGGGTTTGTAACTATAAGATTAGCAAATACATCCCCAACGTTTTCATCGGTTACTACACGAATATTAGATCGAAGATGTGTTAACTGTCTTGTAGGATCAGAGCCTTCTGCTAGCCACATGTGGTTTAAGAAATTTGATAAATTAACTGCTCCTACATGACTACGTGCTGGAAACGCAAATGTCTCATCCATTGTATATGTTGGAACAGTTGTCTCAGCATCAGCACCAAACAATGTTATACCATAACCACCTTCATTACTAATATTTACAGTAGTACCGTCGCCGTTACCCCAGTATGCGTTGCCTAAACTACTAATCGCACCATTTAACTTGTTATTAGAAGCAACAATCCATTCATCAAACCATTCTTTAATTGATTTATTGCTCGGGCCTGTAGGAGCACCCGGAGTAGGGACATTAGTGCTTAGATCTGCTTTTGGAATTTGTGCATCATTAAATCCAACAAATCCTTCACCAGTTGATTGATCAAAATATAACTGAGAAATATCAATAATGTGGTGTGCATCTGTTAATGTATTACCAAGACCTGCTGGGTCATCATAACTTGCGTTAAACGCACTTACAAGATATATTTCCAAATCTCTTTTTGTTAAATGTACAACATAAACTACGTCAGTAGCAACTAGCGCCTTTGTAAACTCTATCTGTAATGAACCTACACCGCCTGATAATTTATAATCATTAATTGTTACAGGAGTTCCGTCAGGATCACCTGGTGTAAGTTTACTATGAGATGATGTTACGGGAGAATATTTATGCACGACTAGAGTCTGATCATTAATACCGCCTTCTAGTTTAACACCACTTGCGTGTGCCGCGCTAGGGCTCAAGCCGGAGTGCAAAGACAAAATATCAAAACCACCAGTTCCTGTCAACCCTGTAAGTACATCTCTTTTAACTATAAATTCTGATAGATTATTCTGTAAATGGCTATTAGTAAAATTAAACCCTGTAGCAAATGAGCCTACTTGCACAGTTTTATTTTGGATCCCACTCAAAGAATCACTTAAATCGTTACCAATAAAAAGTTCTCGCGAATCTGTGGCTAACCCAAATTCACCTGGTGCTAATGGTACAGGTAAATCTCGACGAAGCCCGCGTCTTTGTTGCATTTTGGTTATTTTAGCCACAAATCTATCTCCAGTAAATCTTAATACTAGTATTTATCATAAACCTGGTAATACTCTTTTAGTTTGTTGAGCCATTTTTGCGTATATTCTTCGAATTCCTTGCCTGTAATAGAAAATTCTAAATATACACCGTCGTGTGTAACCATCATAATAACAACAGTACCGATATCTGTGTCAAATAACTCGTTATGCGCCATTGCATAGGCAACACCTTGTAAAAAATAATCCTCAATCCATTCTCGTTTTTTTACTGAGCGGGACGTTTTAAAATCTACAATTGCCGGTGTATCTTTCCATATTCCTACGCAATCTGTAGTACCTGCATAAAGTTCTGGTGAATATAACGATGCTTCTAGTCCCCATACTTCGCTAACATTAGATAAACCTTCCTCAATGACAACGTCGGCTAACTTTGATGCTATTTGTCTAATTAAGTTTGTACCTTCGGGCCTATCTACGCCTAAGATGTGATTTTCTAAATTTTTATGTGTTGCTGTGCCTAAATTGGCACTCTCTGTTAAGATGCGTTGCGCTTCCTCTTTTCCAACTCGTTCTCGCCACTTGTTAATACCTTCCATATCCTTTAAGCGACTTAAGATAGTAGTTACGGATGGCACCTTAGCACTACCTGTATCATACAAGCGTTGTCCGTTTTGTTCTATCCTTTTTAGTGTTGGGTATTCATAAATTTGGTTTATTAAAGACATCTATATATTATACAATGAAACATATATAATTGTCAATTATTTTACCAACTTACATACCATTTAAATGTTAAGTTCGAAGTGGCGGCATTTTGCTGTCTTAAGATTGTATATCCCTTGTCGGTAAAATACTTAATTACTTCAGACATCTGTTGAGAATACGTGGTATTTGTTGCAGTGCCTTGCCATACAGCAAAGAAGTCTTTACTAACAGCTGATGCATTTGTTACGCCTGCTGTAAGACCCAAATCACTTAGAATAGAACCTGTATCGGCTGCAAGTGTTATAGAAAAGTTATTATTATCGCTTGTAATCTTTAATGCACCAGTAACACCAGTTTTACTTGCAGTAACACCTGTTATTGCTAAAGTATTAATATCATCAACGATAGCATTAATACTTGTGCCGCTAGCCGTTACAGTTGTTGTATTAATTATAAAACTGTTAGCAGGGCTAATCACAGGATTATTAACTGTTCCCGTAACAGAAATTTCAGGAGTACTCATTGTCATTCTGGTGCCATCTGCTATAGTAGCATTTAACAAATTGTTATTGACTGCTGTTAAAATTGCTTCTTCGATTGCACGAATCTCTTGGAGTATAACCAAGTTTCCTTGTGCTTGTAGTTTTGCATCTGCGGCACTAATCATTATTGACATTACTTTCTTCCTATTTTATAAGAGGGTTCGCACGATCGGCTGCTTGTGCTACTGAATTTTCAGCGTCACTCTGTGACATTGCATCGGGCATTTCGTTTTTAAATGATATTTCATCAACAGTAGCACTTGCAATTAAATCTGGTAGCTGCTCATTTAACAAATCTACCAAAGACTTTACCGAATCCTCGTCCCTTTCATCAAAGTCAGTTATACCTTCTTTTTTCAACATTGGTATAAGTTCCTTTGTTCCTATTTTCATTACTCCCTGCTCTCTAAGATAGAATAGGAAGTTTACAACCGCATCACCTAACTGATCGATTGCCTCGTCTTCACCGAAAAATATCTCGGCAAGTTTCATTACTTTTCTTCTCTACCTAGTGGCTCATCTGCTGGACCTGATACTTCATCAGCGCCGCCAAGCATATCATCAGTATCTTCAGCCGGTGGCATGTCGCTTGGAATTTCCTCGCCTGGAATTTCTGGCATTGGTGCTTCCATGTCTGTTGCTGGCAACTGACCGCCTTGTAATGCAAGTACTTGATCACTCATTGCATCTTTAACACCAATAATAGCATCTAAAGCAGACTGTAATTGAGACTTTGCTGTTTCATTAAATGCACTTGCTTGCTGTTGACCAACATTATATTTAATTTCGTCAACTAGCGGCATTAGTGCCTTTGTTTGTAATTCAGCAATATCTTCAGCCATACCTGCTAACTTATCAACCATGTCTTGTGCGGCAAGTAAAATCTGTGCATTTTCAATTTCGTCGGTTTGTTCGTTAATCATTGCTGGTGTAGCAATAATTGAACCACCATTAGAAAGTAAAATATCAACTGCTTCGAGCATTAAAACTGTTTTCATGTAATGCTTGTCTTTGTGACCTTCGTTGAACTTTGCAGTTTCGGATAACTTTCTTTTATGAGTTTGTAAATTTACTTTTGCATTTGATAACTGATCATGAGATGAGTCTTCTTTTATAGTAATGTTAAACTCTTTGTTAAGCCAGCGATTAATTTTACTAAAACGCTGTGCTTTATCTGATAAATCATTTAAAAACATTATTATTCCCCGTTTATTTCGTAATAAACTATATTTATCTATTCTGATATGATTTGTGAAGTTTCTTTTTTGACTTTACTGCGAGCATACGAGCCTGCTTGTATTTTGCATCCATTAAATCATACATTCCTACATCGCCTTGTTTGCCATAAAGATTTCTTTTTTCCTTACAATATATCGCTTCGTGAAACTTTTGGGAGAAATGATCGTGGTGTTTAATAATTTCTGTTACTTTTAAAGAGGAAATGCTATATCCCTTATTAATTAAATATGCAACATTGTATGCTACTTCGTATAATTCTATATCTTTTACAATAACATCATTGCTTACACTACAAACAATACAATAACTGTTTTTATCTAATTTTTTTACTTCCCAATCACTACCAATTATGCCATCTCTATGAACAATAGGCCTTTTTTCCGTACGGCGTTGGTTGGCAACACTTTTTACTAAAGCGTTCAACTTTTTTAGCACGTTTCGTTTCATAAGACTATTTAACTAAATTAAAAAACATTCCCTTGCTGTCTTTAGACCGGGTTAGAACACCACGCTTTACAAGATTATTTGCTACTTCAAAATCTCGCTCTTCAAGTTCATCACAATAGGCAGTATCAGAGCCTGTAATCATTTCGAGAACTCTGTTTTCTTCATTGCTAATATAAGTGTGTAAATTGCCTAATATTTCTACAAGTTTCATTATAGTATTTACCGTTTTCATATTTCATTGTAGTATTCTGTAAACTCTGAAAATTATTAAAATTAAACAGGAAACCTATCTTTAAATCTCTTATAATATGAATCCAATTGTTTTTTTATTTTAGGAGAATTTAAATTATCAAAATACAACGACATATCAATTGTTTCTAAATGAGAGATGCTCTCAAATGTGTCAATAACACTACGAGCAAAGTTTTTATTATTCTCTTCATTTAAATGATTTAAAGTATCATCATCGTTTTTGATAAAATACCTTCTAATGCTGTTGTCAGATGTATCTGCAATTTTTCCTGCGTCAAGCAAGTTGTAAATGTGTAATTTTTCCAAAGGGCAAGACCCTACTGGGCCACTATATATCTGTACGGGAGATGTAGTAACAAAAAACCATATACACTTCTTTTCATTTTTAACTAATAATTCATCAATTTGTCTAACTATAGATGTATATATAAAGTTATCATATTCTTCATAATAAAAGTATTCCCAATAATTCTTTGCTGTTTCTATAACAGTTTCGGCTATTTTTTCTGCCTGAGATTTTAAAACTCCATGGTACTTAACTAATCTCCCGACCAATGCGTTCTTATTTCTCCCATTCATTGTTGAGCCGTAGGCAATTGGCAAATTAAGTCTATTAGGTAGTCTCGCAGGATCAGTAATACACATAACAATATAGTCTGCTTCGTTAATTACATTTAATAAGTCAAGGTATGCGTAAAAAGCAGCCATACCGGGTCTACCTTTACATATAACTTCTGCATCAAAATGCCGTGCTACTATCTCTGGCCAGGCTAAGAACGTAGGCTCTGGTCCCACGTCGTTGTTGCGATCACTATCAGCAAAAAATCTATTAATATCTCCGCAGAAACTATCGCCAATAAAAGCAATCTTTGGAGACCTCATAACTTAAATACCAGCTAAGTGTTTTATTCTTGCTACTGTATCGTCTGCACTTTCGTTTGCTTTATGACTGTCCATATAAGAAACAACTGCTTCATATGACTTCCAAGTGTGACCACCAACTTCCCAATCTACTACACCTTGTGGCAAACTTGGGTACTTCCAATCGTAAATTGTTGCTACAACGAATTCACTATCATCTGCGTCATCTTCGTCACGCACTTCAAACTCTAAATGCCATTCTGCATTGGTTTTATCTAGATCGTCGCCCATTTCCGTTGATCGAGTTGGCTCTCCAAAAATACGACGTAATTCTTCAAATGATGTTTTGATTCCGCCGCGGCGAGAAGTTCCGTTAATATTAACATGATCTCCACTGTCAACATCAAGAATATCCATCGGTTCTGCGCCGATTGCTTCTTTCATTTTCTTTTCGTCACTGCTTTTACCAAAAGTTTTATGCACAAGTTTGTCTAACTCTCGATGAAACTCATCTTCTTCATCTTTGCTTGCGCTATCTGTAATTTTTTTATAGGTTGTTTTACGCAAAGTGCCGCCGTCTTTTGTTTTTGTAGTAGTTTGCTTGTCTACTTCATAACCGGCTGCTTTACGCATAGCCTCTGTATCTTTTTTAGCATTTTTTAATTGGCCAATGCCTTCTTCAATTTCCTCACCTAAATGAGGATTCTTCATCTTTGATCCCATTTTTTCCATATCCTTGCGGGCTTTTTCGTTGTTGTCGTGGCGTTTCTTTAAATCAGGCTCTAACCAATCTGCTTCATCTTCGTCATCTTTTTCAACAGACTCAGGAACGCAGTTATTAACTCTAACTCCGCCTTTCATTTTTGTGCCGTCTTTTTTATATCCATCCCAGCACTTAGGGTCTAATCTTTGTTTTGTTTTCTTTTCTTCGAGTTCTTCATCGTCTTCTACAATACCGGCTTCTCTTAAAATGCGAGTTATTTCATCCTCGATAGGAACCTCAGTCTCTAATGTTACGCTGTCATAATAACTTTCAATCTTTTTAGCCAACATCTTCATTTCATCAATTAGATCTGCGTATGTTTTTACTGACATTACTTTTTCCCCTTTTTTGATTTATTGTAGGATGCCCATGCAACTGCATATGGATTATCAACTTTACCCTTTAATGCTTTTACCTGTTCTTCGCGGCCAGGAGGTGCTTTCTCTCCCATGTGCTCATGATTCATTTCATGGTCTAAATGATGATATACTGCTCCGATATAATCAGACGCTTTTGTAATCTTTGATTGTACCCAGCCTTCTAAGCCTTGTGTTTCGCTAACATTTGCTACCATGTCATGTAGTTTAATCGCATACTTTGCTAACTTATACAAGTCTGAAAGTGCCATGCTTACTTCATGATCCATTTCGTGTGCTTCTGTGACTACTTCACCTTTTGGCGTAGCACTATCATATATGCTTGGGTTTTTATTTTTCTTTTTCTTTGTTCGCTTTATAGGGTTTGCGAAAAGATTTGAAGCAACCGCGGCAATACTGCCTGCGGACGTTGTTTCTTCAAGGGTTGATATTCCAATTTCTTTAAGTTTCATTGTTGCATTCCTGCTAATTTTTGTAATTGAAGAAGGTCTCTTGGAACTTCTACTTCGTTTTTATCTGGATAAACTAATTTAACATTCTTGCTGCCAGGTTCAACTTTAACTTCTAACTTATCTCCTGACTTTAATTCTTCTGGTTCTACCTGATTACTTGGTGTATTCTGCATGTTTTGTGCAGTATTATTGCTCAGAGAATTTCTCATGTCTGCGGCAGACTTTGTGCCTGTTGTACCAGTAGTGCCAGTAGTGCCAGTAGTGCCAGGTGTGTTAGGAGTACTATCAATAGTTGGTGATTTTATTGCTTGTTGCTGAGAGCCAATACTTGCGGTTTTAGTACCGGGTGTGGCACCAATGCTACCTAAAGATTTTTTAGGAGGATTGCCGCTGAAAATACTGCCTGTTCCCCTATCTTGCGATGGGGTTCTCCCGGCACCAATTCTTCTACCATATGCTGGCGTTACTTCTTCTATTCTCATAATTAATTGCTCCGTTGCCACCATTTAGTAGAGCCACCTGATGAAGATTTTGGGCGAAGAGGTTTATTCAACTGCGTTAATCTTTTTGTTATCGGGTTGAACTTCTTTGCTCTTTTTGTCTTTCTAGTAATTCTAGGTTGCAATCGTGCTTTAGTTTTCTTTAATGTGAATCTCTTTTTAACATCCAGTGGCTTTGAACAACTAGCAGGTGTAGACACCAATCTGCCAGATCTCCAACCAGATGTACATCGATATTTTTGAACAACCTTATTGCCACGACGTGCCCAGACACGACGCGCTTCAATTAACGGCTCTTCTCCAATTAATTCACCCAGATTCATACTTATATTTATAATAAAAGAGATTTTAACTTATTTTAAAATAACAGCAACAACGCCGCTTAATAGAGTAACAAAAATAGCACCAACACCCCAGACTACTATCTTTTCTAATTTTGAAATTTGCGTTGCATTAGACTCAATTTTAGTGCTTAAACGATACTCAGTTTCTTGCAAATGTTGGTGTATTTGTAGATAACGTTCGCTACAAATGGCCACGTGGGCTTCTAGGCTCTCCGACTCAATTGGATAAGTTGGGTTTTCGCCCGGAATACTATGTAATGATTTTACGTCCGATGATATTCTTCCTACCATAATGTTATTTATTCCAAAACCTTTGGTAAGAAATATGTGTTTTTTATTTTAGAGTTCTTTGTTTCAATAAACTCTAGTGTGTCCGATACAGGAACGCCATTTAAATCTTCTGCAAGAGACTCTAATGTAATTATACCGCCGTGCTCTACAGCAAAAGACCATGTCCAAACATTCCTTACTTTATTTTTATATATAGAACCAAACTGAAAACTTTCAAGTTTTCTCTTTTTCTTTACTGGTATATGTGAACCTAAAGGTTGGCATTTCATGCTTAAACAATTAATAATCATATCCCAGTTTTTTTGAGAGAAATCTTTACGCCTTAAAGAATGTGTAATATCAATTAAAGTATAAACAGTAAACCAGGTTGTAGTATCTGGATTAAACTCATGCATAAAAATATTTATTGCTAATAAAAAACCCCCTCAATGAGGGGGTTCTTTGTAAGTTGTTTAAAACAATCTTAGTATGTGAAATCAGCAGCTGTCCATGAACCACCTAGTGCTGTTTGTAGGTCGGATGCTGTCCAACCATTTGGTGTTTCAACTGCTACTCGTGTACTTGTGCCTAGTGTACCAATTAGTACAACTGTTGCTTTTTGCTCAATTGTTTCAATAACGTGTGTTGCCTTTGCGGCATTTGACATGTCATCGCCTGCGATTGTGAAGTGAGCCAAGTCATGACCTACTACACTACCAGCTGCGATTGCGCCGTTTACTTTTGCTACCATTGGAATTTCTCCTTTTTATCATGTGCACCAGTATTACTGATGCTTACATTTATTTATCAATTGAAGTAAATTTTAAACACAATGTTTAACCGATTACTTTGTAGTGTATGAGGGTTTTGTGTACTTCTTTCCTGTTAGAGATTTGCCCAGTCGATATGCACCGTACGCCGCGGCGCCTGTTAGTCCTATACCTAATGCTATCTTAGAACGAGTAGACATACCGCCTTTTGTACTAGCAGGTCGTGCTTTTTCCATATCTTTCACAGGCTCTTTCGGTACGTATTTCTTTTCTTTTGCTAGACTAGTCATAACTGGCATAAGTTCTGAGCGAATTGCTCTAGAGCGGAACGCCTGTAAAATTCTTGTTATAACTAAAGTTTTTTGTCCGTGATTTAAATTAACCCAGTCAGATGCTAAACGACGAATGGATTTATACTGAGAATTATCAATTTTTAACTGGCGTTCAAGTCTAAACAAATACTGTGCATCGACACTACCTGTTTTACCTTTTGCCGTTAAACGTAACCATTCTTTTAATTGTGGCTGATTTACACGTAACCCAGAAATAAACATATCCCTTGCTTGTTTATCAGAAAACAAGTTGCTTGTATCATCTGTGCCAAGTAAACCAACTAGAAATACATACATGTCAGTACCATTTATACGGAATACATCAAAATTATTATACATAACTGTTTTTTTAGCATAAGCGGCTGCAACAGGAGCATATTTAAATTCATTCTTAAGTATATTCAAGCAACATGCATACAGAAATACCAAATCGGCGGCATCTTTAGCAGTAAACTTACCAACTTGCTTTTTCTGCCTAACTAGCCTGCTTTCGCATAACTCATTAATAAATTCTAATTCCATAATATTATTTATTGCTATCCATTCTTAAAATTAAGAGCACTAAACCCTAATCTATCAACAATCTTTAACGCATTACCAACATGATCAACTGCTACAAAGCCTTCTGGATCGCGAACCTCAAATGAACCATCTGGCATTTCTTCGAAGGTGTCCATTGCTCTAATACCGTGTAACTTTACCGCAAACATAGTTTTTACACTATACAATCTAAACCATAACTCATATAAATGCAAAAACTTATCTTTATTTGCATCAAAAAATGCTAATCCTGTTTCTAATTCTTGTAGTCGTTTGTCAATAGAATCTTGTTTCTTTAAGTTTGCTATTTGCTTCTCTAGCCGATCTTCATAACGATTAATGTAAGCAGACGCAAACTGTTCAGCACTACTTGGAACAGTTCCCTGACGCACACTTGCATTAATTGTTGACTCCAAATCCTTCTTAAAGTCTTTTCCCATATCCGCAGTTTCTAAAATACTAAAAAACTTTTTCCCTGTTGCTATTAAATCTTTTCTTGCATCGTTGATTGCTTTTCTAATTTCTGCTGTTTCTTCTGCTGTTAACGTTACCTGCCCGCTAACATCTTTAATACTAGCATCGCTAAACCATACGCCGTCTGTTTTAGTTAAATCTTCGACACCAGCACCAAATTCTGGCTCGTTACTTTCTGGCCAATTAGGATATGCAGTATGAAATACTATTCCTATTGTTGCTTTGTCTATTGCTCTACCCAAATCACTATTAACTGGAACAGCATATGTTAATGTATTTGGTTTAAAGAATATTGCTTCTTCGCCATCTAAAATTGCTCTATCTTTGAGTTCTGGTGTAAAAAGCAAATCACCCTGAAGTAATCCTTTAAAGTTTTTTGGAAATATTTTAGGCAGTTCTGCAAGAGCATGTTTTAATTTTTTACGTAAATTTGACTTATCAACGTCGCCAACATCTGCTTTGTTAGAATCAATTGCATCTGGCGTATTCATAATACGCGGAGTTTTTGCAAAAATGCCCTTATCCCCCATTATGAACTTACCTTTTGCGTCTCGACCTACAAACAATGCAGGAGAGCCGTCCCATTTAGTAGTTACGTTTACTGGAGACTTTGTGTGTCCTTCGAGTAAATCTAAAAGAGATGTAGCAATATTTAAAGCAACTTCGGCACCTTCATAACCGCCGTGAAAAACACTATCTTCAAAGTGCGTTAAATGTGTATTAGCACCTTCATCTAGTTCAATATCATCTTGTATTGCTTTACGAACAGCCGCCAATTTATGAAAACCTACTTGTCGTTTGCGTGTGATACGCGGACCTCTAAATTTACGTTTCTGTTTCGTATTCAGGATCAGTTCGTTGATCTGCATCGTTAATTCGCCTTAGTGCATTACTAAATTTTTCAATTTTTCCAGTACGAATAGCATTTAAAAATTTCTTTTGTAATCGTTCTGCTGTCTCGTCGTCGTAATTACGCTCCAATAACGTCATAATATTATTAGCACTAGCAATAACGTGACTAGCTCTGTTCTCAACAATTAATTCTTTGTCTTTTTCAGGCAAAATATTATCAATTTCACTCAAAATGCTTTTTATTTTCATAACAATTTCCGTACTTTGTGTATTTATCTATCTAAAGTTCTTTTTAACGATCCAACTTGTTCATATTTGCGATCATTTTACGCAAATTAGTTGCTTTAGCCTCAGTAGTTTTTCCATTTTCGTTTTCTCTGTCATCAGTTACTGAACTTTTTCTAACAACGTTACTATACAACACTTCTGATGGCTGTTCCTCTTCGCCTTCTGGTAAATCACTGATCTTCAAACTGTCAATATCAAACTGTAAATCGACTCTTTGTCCTACACCGCTACTACTTCTAGTTTTCATAAACTGTATTTGATATCTGCCTCGTTCACGCATTGGTGCACTTGTAAAAATACCCAGCACATTATCTGCTGTTTGTACCTTACTTAAACCGCCAGCAATATGACTATGGTCAAATTCTATCTCTTCAACTGCTGTTCTATTTAACTGCGATGCTGTTACTAGCAATGTATCTAACTCTACTGCTAAGTTACGCAACTCCTCGGCAACATACTTGTCTTTAACAAACAAATCACTAGGACTAACCCGCTTGTCATTAGGCATCATTAAGTCGAGATAGTCAACAATAATAGCCTGCGGTTGTAATCCGCTTTGAATTTCATATTCTTTCAAGTACGACTTGAGTTGTGCCGCAGTTACACCACTTGGCAAGTATGCTATTTGTACTGCGCCTGCTTGCTTGGCAAGCATTTTTATCTTTAACTCGACATCTTCTAAGTTTTTAAAGAGACTTTTACTACTCATACCAGTTGCCATGCTGTCAATTCTCATGGCAACCAACTCCTCACTAAGTTCTAACGTAAAGTATATTACATTAACACCAATCAATGCCCAGTTCAATGCAAGATTTTGTAAAAACAAACTTTTACCTGTTCCGCTACCACCAGCAAAGATATTAAGTTCGCCTTTGTTGAATCCGCCAAACAACTTTTTATCAATTGCTGTCCAGCCTGTGCTTATTTGACCGTTGTTGTCTTTTAATGTTTGTAATCGTTTGAGCGGATCCTCAAAATAATCTGTGCCTAGACTTTTTGTTAATCCAACTTCGCTTGCTTCCTTAACTCTTTTCTCAACCGAATAATACTCACCGCGCTCAATATCATCAGCACTTGCTAATATTGCTTGTTCCAATGCTTTAAACTTTACAAAATCTTGAAACTCATCTAAGAACCATTCCTTGTGCCTTGCTGTTATGTTGGTATCTAATTCAACTTCTATACCAGTTTTTGCTTTAATTTGCTCAACTGTAGGCAAACTACTATATTTTTCACTGTGCTCATTAATTAATGCAACTGCAGGGCGAAATTTGTTGTTGAAATAAGTTGGTACTACTAAACTTTGTACACGAACATACAAATCTTTATCGCTTATTAAAAAGCCTAAAAACAACTTTTGTAAATCTTCAGTAAACTCTTTGGGCATTATATCTGTCTCTTTAACACATTTATTTTTATTGGATTATCTTCGATTGCATCTATTATACTTCTCAATGTAAACAGTCTGCCATACTTCTTTACAGCATCAGCTACATCCTTGACGCCTTTATCCCATTCGGGGAAACTAATAGACCAGCCATGCTGTATTGCTGTTGGTATAAGTTTTTTTCCTGCTTTATCTCTATCAGGTACTAATACAACTTTTTTACCAAAACTGTTTAAGAAATCTGCTTGTGTTTCTGTAATATTTGAACCTAACAATCCGACTCCATCTATGCCTATTGCATCAAACGGTCCTTCTACAAGTATAACATACTTCCTGTCTTTTGTATATAACTGATTTATGTTAAACAAATAATCACGCTGAACATCAACATAGTACTTTGGCGTTGTTTCTTTTCCAGGCTTAATATGTCTCGAAACCCATCCAACTACTTTGTCTTTAAAATAACAAGGTATAATAATACGCTTGTTTAGTTCCATATATGTTTCAGGTGACCAATAGTAATCCCAGTTTTCGTAAATTCCTTTTCCTCGAGATTGTAGGTATGCCAGCACATCCTTGTCTACATCGCTGGATATTGGCTTTGCGTTCTTTGGTAACTCAACACCTTTCCAATCTAAATTAATTTTCCTAACCGGTTCAAACTCTACGTCTTGGTCTTTTTCTTTTAAACTTTCAATCTTTAGTTTATTAATAGTACTATCTTCAACATTAAGCCCTGTTAATAAATTAATAAACTTGAGTCCCAATACGCTTCCTACCCACCATCCTGTTGTATATCCACAGTTAAAGCAATGATAGGAGATTGCAGTTGGTTTAGAAAAGTTAAACCCGCCTCGCTTGCGTGTATCTGGTCTTGTTTCTCCCATGCTAATACACATTGGGCAGTTTAATGTCATCCATCCACTTGGATTTGCTTTCTGGCCAGACAGACGCGACAGAATTAACGACTTTAATTTATCAATAAGCACTACTATATTTTAACTTCTAAGTAGTACTTTGTCAAGTGTTCCTGTGTTTGATCCGTCTGGGACATGCACAAATCTAAACCAATTTGTCGTCATATAAAAATTAAAGGGATCAATACCGGTTTTTGCTGTATATGTGTTTGCATCTATTATGTCATTTTGAGGGTGTAAGTCACAAATAAACCAATTTGTTGGTGCGGTTATATCGTGGCTACCTTCAACATAAAAAGTTCCTGTATAAGATGTTGCATAAACAGCACAAGTATGCAATGAACTTTGATAACTTCTGTTTGGCGAAGCACTTACGGCTTGACTTTCATAGCGAGAGCCATTTGCTGTAAATGACACCACAGATATAGTTTCGGTTGGGCTTGGTAAAATATTGTCAAGTAATTCAACGGTGCCTATTGCTTTCTGTGACAAATCAGTATATAATGCACTTGTTTCACCTGTTGCAGTAGTTGTTGTTATACTGAATTCATATAATCCTGCGTCAAGATTAGCAGTATCTCCCCAACTAAATGTTACATCTAGCGTGCCTTTAGCATTATCTCGTATAACAGGGGTCTTTGTTAAAACAAGAACACCCGTATTTGCGTCAATAAGGTTAAATGCCATTGTTAAATGTGCAAGAGATGCAAGGCGGCGATGCTCATCATA